TGTAAGCAGAAGCGTTAGCAATACCCTCAGCAAGTGAGCTTGGGGTCTGTCCGTCTGCATCGAAAGTCTTGCCAGTGTAGTCAAGACCTTCAACAACATCGACAACAGCCTTGTTGGTTGCGTTTGCGTAAGCAATAGTTAGACCCTGGAAGACCTGGTTTAGAGTGTCAACAGTTGCTCGCTCAACATACTGGCGTGAGAAGCTGGTGTATCCACCATAGGTCTTGACATCTGCAGAAACAGTCTCGAAAGTTAGGTTGCCGAACTCGAGAGCGGTGTTCTCAGTTGCCTGAACATCTACTGCAAGGGTGTTGCTGTCAATCTTGACATATTCAACAGATAGCCCAGAACCTGGAAGAGCTCCACGAGAGAATGCGCTTGCAGTTGGTCGGTTGTTGTTGATTAGGGTGTCAATGTATCCAACAAATGGAGGGAGGATTGCTGCATCTGCAGAAGTGGAAGCTGCTCGAGCAAGAGCCTTTGCATCCTCGTCACCCTTTAGAAGAGCCTTTGCATATTCACCCTGAGAGCGAATCTGTGAGCCAATAACGGCTGGGGTTGATGGAGTTAGTCCTGCCTCAACGACTCGGCGCAATTCTGCAACCTCATCCTGAACAGAGCGAACATCCAATTCAATGTTTTCTGACATGGATTTTCTTTCTTGTTCTTGAGGCAGAGCTTCAGGCTCGGATTGAGCCTGCTGTTCTCTAACCTCGGTAATATTCGCCTTTGAGAAAGCTGGGATGCTCACTACGGAGACCTCCCTTAAGTCAACTTTCTTGCGAATTATTGTCGAGCCATCACGCTCGGAATCTACTGGGAAGAATCCCACGCTAAACTTGTTCAATACCCCGTCACGCATGAGAGTCAATACCTCATCGCCCTTTGGGGTCTCGCTGACCCTAGCCCGAATCTCAAAACCAGCCTCGGTGTCTTTGCCCTCTAGCACTTTGCCAATTGGGTCTTCATGCCCATAGAAAAGCTTTACATCCTCTACTGACTCAATTGCACCTGGCTCAAAGCGCTCTTTCACGCCTCCACCCAAATCAGCCAATTCATCATATGGAACTGCAATGCCAATGATTTCTCTTTCTTCAATGTTGGCTCTCGCCTCGAAGTGTCTAATTTCTAGTTCAGGCATTGAGCCCCTCTTTCTCTCTTACTTCCTCGATAGTTAGGAAGCCTGCAGCAATTCCTGTTGCATAGTAGTTGTAGCGAGCAGAAACATCTGCCCTGAATAAGTGTTGCCAGTCAAATTCAACTCTTGTGCCTCTAGGCAAGCAATTGCTCATGGCATCGCTAATTGCATCGGTGTAAGCCGAAAGAGTTGTCTGATAGAAAACCTTTGCCTCATCCTGGACATTCGCATAAGTGTCAGAGCCACCTGGAATTGAGGTGATGAGCATTCTGGCTGGAATACCAAACAGACGAGCAATTGAAACAGTGTTCTGTTCAACAATGTCAGTGAATAGTGCTTCTCTTGGAGATAATGCAATTGGCTGGTAATCAAAACCATTGCCCAACACTGCAACCTGTCTGTTCTGTTGCTTATTGTGCCAGTTAGCGGTGACAGCTTCTGCCTGCTCGAGGTTTAGTGATTGAGCTGTCTTTAGAATTCCAGTTGGAACACCGGCAGAGCTAAACCAATTCTTTGCATAGTCTCTGAGGTCAAGCGCTGCAGAAACATCTGCTCGGGCTGCTTCAATAGGAGCAATGCCTCGGAGGTTTCCTGGTTTTGTGAAAAGCTTTAGGTGCTCAATCTCATTCTGTGAATAGGTTGTTCCCAAGTAGTCAAAAACAACGCCCTTGGTTATGTCATTCTGGTCTTTGTATCTAACTCCAACTGCAGATGCTGGCAGGATGGTTAGGTTGTTGACCTGTCCGCTTGAGCCGTAACTCTTGAACCAGAATGCATTGCCCTCCAGAGCAAGGCTGACAACTGTTTGATATAGGAAGTCTCGGCGGTTGCTGTTGATATCTGGCTTATTGACCAGAACTGGATTTTCAATCTTTAGCTCAACACCGGTTGCATAGCGATAGGTGTTGATTGGCATCTTGCTGATTGGGGTTGCAATGATTTGAACTGCTCGATAAACGGCAGTTAGGGTCAGAGCTGTTTCAGGCGTGACAACTGCAGCCGTCCTGGTTGGGATAGTTGGCTGTGCTGCTCGCTTTTCGATTTCTGTGCCGAATAGTCTTTGCCAAATAGAAGCCATGAAGTCCTAATTTCGAGTCTTACTAGAATACACCAATTGCAGCATTTTCCGCTCGTGTCGAAACATAAAGAGCGAAGACTGTAGCAAGTAGCGCATCTATTTCACCTAGCGATTCTTTCCTGCTAATCAGCCAAGTCTCTCCAGTATATTTTGCAATGCCGTTTGGAGACTGAGCAATGAGTAATGGGTCGTTATTGTGCTTGCCCTTGCCAGTGCTTATTAGAGCATAGACAACCGAGCAGGCAGCACTCACTTCTTTAGTCCATAGTTGCCAAGTTGGAATCCCAGCCATTTTGAGGCGCTTGCCAAGTCCTGGAAGCTGTCGGTCATCTAAGGCAATAGCTCGGGGAGCGTGTTTGTTGTAAAGCTCGACTAGGCGATTGAACAACTGGGTTTCATTGGTATTCACAAATGTTTGGACTAACTCAGAATGGTGTTCCTCTCCAACCTGGTTGGCATAGGCGATTGTTGCGTGTTCCCAATTCTTGGCTATGTCTACAGCAAAAACCCCACCAGCCTGAGGAATGTCCAGCTTGCCCCCAGCTTTCCTAAACACATCGGAGGGAATCCAAGACTGCACTGAGCCTGAAATGAATTGGTTTAGGGTATAGCGCCTAACCTCATGCTCGGGCAGTCCTCGAATGTCGGTCAGAACTCGGTCAATTGGAATCCTGCCAGAAGCAACAGCTGGGTTGGCTTGCCTAATTGCCTCGGGGTCGTCAATCTTTGCGTGTTGAGGCGCTTCCCAAAGAAAGAATCCAAAGCGCTCTTCCTCGGGGTCTCCAGCTGCAGCCTTTTGCCCTTGCTTGTAGAGGTCTAACAATGTCTGAGAAGTCTGGTCTCCGGCGGTAGTAATGCCAATAACAATCCCATCATCGAAACTCCTGGTTGCCGTCTTGGCTGCCGTCCACATTCCCTCTTTTGCCAAGTGGAGCTCATCAAAGAGGCAGAGGGTCATCGGGATTCCCTGCAGTGCTCCCTCTTTAGCTGGCTTGACATCGTAACGCCCTGAGCCATCGGCGGTCACTATGCCTCGAGACTCAGAGGCTTTCTTGAATCGCTTTGACAGGAATGGGTTGTTTTGAACAACATAAAGAGTCCGATTGTAAATGATGCGAGCTTGGTCGATGCTCGAAGCAAGAGAGACAACACTTGAGCCAGTCGGATATTGCATGAGCAATCCCCAAAGACTTAGGCAAGCTGAAATAAGGCTCTTTCCATTTTGCCTCCCCATGCTGACAACTACGGCTCGGTATCTGAGTTGACCTGCAAGCTCATGTCCATCAGGGTAGCGCTCGAGAATGTGATTGAGTAACCAGCGCTGCCATTCATCAAGCTCAATGCCGTTTGGATTCTCGGGGGTCTTCCAAGCAACCCTGACCAACTCCGCTAGCTTCTCCCCATCGGTAGGGAAGTTATCTGATAGCGGTTTAGTCCAGACTGTTGGAAGCTGGAGGGTCATCGCTTGAGCAGTTCCTCGATTGGGTCGAAGTCGACTTGGCTGGCTGTTAGCTGGCGCTGAATCTCAAGGACTGTCTTCCTAAGCTCGGCAGCAGTTGAAGTTAGTGGGTTGAGGTCAAACTCATGCGCCAATTTGAGGGCAATGCCTGCAAGCACTTTTAGTTCAAGGTTTAGCTCGACTGTTTCGAGCCAGTTCTCAATCGTTTCCTTTAGTTTCATGACCAACCTCCAAATAATTTGACCCTTGTGCAAAAATCCTTTGGCTTGCGCGGGGTGAAATGATGACCCAGAAAAAACTGGGTCACGCATTTTTTTATTTTATTTTTATTTTTTTATTTCTTTTCGTTTTCTTCAAGTCCTCAGCCCAATAAAGCACTTGCTCACCAGCGACTCGACTTCCAGGCTGTGCGGATGAGTGTTCTATCCGCTTTGCGCCCATTGCATTGTCTACATAACGATTGTAAGTTGCTAATGTCATGGTTGGGTGCTCCCTCTCCTGGGGGGATGATATGGTCGATAGTCCAATCCGCCCCCTCCAAATGCTTGCCACAGATAGAGCAAACAGGGTCAAGAATAGTCTTGGCATAAGCCCTAGCTTTTTGCCACTCTGTCGATGAATGCCAGTCTGCCATTTATTTTCTGAGTTTCGATAGGTCATAATCCAACACCCCTAGCGTAGCTAATACTTGCATGAGTAGGTAAAGCATGAAGCCCGATGCTAATAGCACTGGAACTGCAGGCACTAACCAGAATACGAACTCCATAATGTTCATGAATGCAACAAAGCCAAATGCTAGAACTAACACCTGAGCTATTTTCTTCATGTTGTCTTTCTGTGATTTATACATTGAACACGCTTCCTGTGAAGTGTTTGTTTTTCTCCAACTCAAAGCAGGTGATTCCTGCCTGAGAATCTGTTCCACTGTTTAGCCTATACCAATTAGAGCCATTGTCCATTGTCTTGCCCTGAATCCAGAACCTTGAGCCTTGATTGTGAGATAGCCCAAGCTCTTTGATTGACAGGTGATGAAAATGCCCAGTCAAGAGGATTGTTGCAGCGGAGACAGGCTGCTGACCAAATGACTGAGCACTCCACCAGCTTGGTATTCCCTCGGGTCTCGAGGCTTGATGACCATGAGCCAAACCAAGAACATGGAACTGGTCATCGAATACATCATAAGCCAAGCTCTCATCCATTGGCTCAGGGATTAGCACCTTGAGCTGAGTGTCTGTTTCCTTGGCAAGTCTTGCAAGTTGCTTGGCAATGACAACTCCCCAATCGTCTTCCCCTGGGTTGCCAACCTGCTGCTTTGCAATTCTCCATTGGCAGTGATTGCTTGCAACTGTTGCATAGGTAAGCTCTGCATGGTTTCTTAGGCGCTTGATGAGCTCCCAAGTCAAACTGATTCCGAGGTCAACCTGATTCATGATTGAGCGGTCATTGC